GCGGTGGCGCCGGCCTTTGGTTCGGGAGCGGTTTCGGTGGTTTCGCGCTTGATGTCCGCCTCGCTCGCGCCCTTCTTCTCGGCTTCCTTGGTGTAGTTGATGCTGCTCCCTAGCAGGGCCTTCCGGGTTGGCTGCAACCCAATGTCATCCGTGTTTAGGCGCATCGAATCCACGGCCACCAGCGGGTCTCCCCCAAGCACTTGGGCGCGGGCCTCATCGTCGTTGAGCAGGGCTTTCTTGTAGCGGTTGACCGCCTCAAAGGATTTCCGCAACCATTCCTGGTGGTGCTTCCGAGCGGCGGCTTCCAGGGCTTTGTCCGACAGCCCGGGGTGATCTTCGGGAACGAAGTCCTGCCCCTTCCATCCCATAGCCTTGGCGGTGTAGTCGATAAACTCGTTCTCCTTGAGTCGCTGCTGCGAATTGACCTCTTGGCGGGCCAGTTGCTTTTGCTTGTAGGTCCCGTCGGCGACCTCTTTGGCGCGCTGGGCCTTTTTGGCTTCGGCCCTCGCCTTGCTTCGCTCAATAGCGTCCTGGTGGGCCTCGGCCGGGCTGCGGGTGGAGGTGTGCAGGCGCAGGTAATTGAGCTTGCCGCCGGCCCCACCAATGACGTGAGCGACGCCGGACCCAGGGCTCGTCTCTTGGATCAGGAGGTGCGTCCCCTTGGTGTCGGGGCCGTTCGGGTGGACGGTGACCCACCTTGCGCCGCTTGGAATGTCCGCCTTCAGGATCATCCCGTCAGGGTTGAAGCACACGTAGAGCAGGGACAGGCGCTTGTGTCTTCCGTCCCAGCATTCAATGAATGAGCCGGGAGCGGGTTGAATCGAGGTGGCGGTGTTCATGCCGCCTATCTTGGCGTCACGACGGCCGACGGGTGGGGTTACTTGCCAGCGAGGCATCCAACCAAAGCGCAAACAGGCGTGCGCCAGTTTGCGTGCGGGTCCTCGGCGGTTGTTGGGGTGGCGTCAGGTTGGATGTTAAGCGACCAAAACCGCTCGGCCGCGTCAATCACGGCAATCTTGCCCGAAAAATCGAGGTTTTTGAGCCTGTGCACCAGCGCTTCGGCAGCGGCCGCGTTCACGTCCCAGGTGAGGTGGGCATCATTGAGGCCGGCCGCATCCTCAACCTCCTGCGCCAGTGCGATGGTGGTTAGGGCGGGATTGTCGGTAAGCCAAACGCCGTTGAGCGCGTCGAAGATCAGCATCCATTCATTGAGGGTTAGGCTTGGGATATGGCGGCGGCATATCTCGTGGTAGCGCTCGACCATGGCGGAAATGAGTGAGGACCGCGACCTGAAGCCGGCGCCTTCCGGCACGGAGTAATCGAGCCTGGCATCCAGCGCGGTTTTAAGGGCGCGGCTGCTATAGATGCTGTAGCGTTGCGTGGACATGGTGTGCTCCTTGTGGGGTTGAGCCCGGCCGGGCCGGGCGAGCGGTAATTAGTGGTCGGCGAGCAGGCACACGCCGTTACCGGCTTCCCGGGCGGCGCGCTCCCGGGCGGCGTTGATCACTAGGCGCAGGCGGGAATTTACCGGATCGGCGCGCAGCAGCGCAGCGGCGCGGTAGTGGCGGTGCGGGTCAAGGTGGTGATCGTTGATGTAGTGGTCCGTACCAACCGCGCAGTTGCCGGCCTTCAGGGAGTCCGCCCGGCAGATCCATAGGTCCTTAGTGGCCGCTTCCAGGTCGGCCGCCTCGCGCTCGGCAGCGATGCGGGTGGCCTCTCGGGTGGCGGCGTTGCGCTCAAGGTTGTCAATCGCCCGAACAAGGTAGGTTTCGTGCTTTCTGAACCGGATAATGTCAGCGAGTTCGGTGACCTGTGGGTGATAGTCGGCCTGATCAGACAGGCGCACGATGCGGACCCCGTACTTGTCGGCGCTCCAGCGGTACCCGGCCGGTAGCCGCGGGAGGATAGCGCGCACCTCGGCGGCGCGCAGGGCGTAGCCGTAGCCGGGTGTGGCTCCCAGGACGGTGCTGCCAGATCCGTAGGGGGCGTGCCCGCAGGTTGTGCGACCGTAGGCGTAGACGACGGCCTGCCCGAAACGGCCCGCGACGGCGTAGGACGCCTCGGCTTTCCCGCGGTAGGAGTGCGGGACGTGCGGAATGTTGGCGTACACGTCCTGCCCTAGCGCGGCAGAAACCACGGCCGCCAGGGGAGCAAACTGGTTAATGAGGCGCGTTTTCGCCCGCCCCTGGTCAAAGCCGGCCCGAAGCGCTGGGATGTCCCCGCGCTTGGTCATTGGGGAGGGTGAGAAGCGGCGGGCCGGGGTAGGCGTACTACTGGGCGCCTTCCGGAGCGCCTTAAGTATGCCCGTCAAGGTCCGTGCCTGCGTCTTGACGCCGCGGCGTGAGGCCAGGGCTAGGGCGCGTTGAACTGGGGTGCGGTTGGTGTTCATTTTTCTGTCCTCAGAGCGTTGCTCTGTCGTCAGCCCCCGGTGCCGCCGGGTCGGGCGTCAGGACCCCCTGACGCCCTTAGTGTAGCAGGTGTGTGCGGAGTAACACTAGGCGGATACCCAACCACGCGGCGAGTCGATTCGGCGCGAAAGGAACAGGTAAGCCCCTTGCAGCGACTTCGCCAGGATGTCAGCGGCTTGCCGCAGTGACGCCTCCATTTCGGCGTTGTAGGGCAGTTTCCAGCCGATTGCCCCGGCCCCGCCGGTTCGCACGTTGTTGCGGCTCCAGTCGTCGCCGTCGCCGCCGTTGTTCTGGACGTACCAGATCGCATCCTTCCCGATAACCCACCAGTCGCCGCCGCCGTATGGGGTCGCGGTGTCAAGGATTTCCTCCCCCTCCGGTACCACTGGGCCGGGAGGAAGTTCACCCTGCTCCCGGGCTATTTTCGCCAAAGCGTGCCGGGTGGTGTTGGCCTGCAACTTAGCCTTCTTTCTGGCGTCTTCCGCTATGATGGGGGCGGACTCTTCGGGCGTTGATGGGCGCGCTACAGCGCTGTAGATCCAGCCCTCATCATCCCCAACCCCAAAGGACAAGCCGTCCTCTTTGTAGTAGCTCTTACTGGCCTTGATCACGGTCAAAAATTCCAGTCCCTTGTCCCCGTCGAACCGCACAACCTGGCCAACCTCAAAGGGCTTCCCGCCGTACCCAGAACCAACCTGAAAGCGGTGATACCCGAAGGGCAGTTCCTTCGGCTCCATGGAGTAGTCCGCCAGAGCGTCGGGTATCGACGAACCCAGCACGTACCAACTACGCCGCTCAGGGTCCCACCTCGCCCCGTGACGTTTCGCCTTGTCCTTGTCCTCATAGGGCACGTTCAAATAGGTTTTGCCTAGATTGGCTTCCTCTTCGGCGCGGGCCTTCTTGGTCGCCGCCTTGCCTGCCTCCTCTTTGGCTCGATCCGCCATAACCTTGGTGGTCGCCGCTTCCACGCGCGCCTGTAGGTCGGGGTGCTTGTTGATTCCAAGCTCCCGCAGCGTATCCATGCCCTTCTGGTACAGGCGGCCGTCGCGGGCGGCGGCTTCCACGTAACCAACCCACGTCTCCAGCTTGTCTCGGGTCGCTTTTTCGGCCTCTCTCGCCGCGGCCTCCGGGGATTCGGGTGGCGGTGGGGTCCAGTTGGCGAAGATCCGCTTGAGGGTCGAACCCTTCTCGACCGGGATCAACCAAGACTTGGTATTTCCGTGCGTGATCCCATCCCAGGTGCCGCCCGCACGCTTGATGCGGGCGTGAAGATCGTCGTCGAACGGCCCCTTGAGCCTCAGCGTCTCGCCCTCAATCGTCACCACGTACCCGGGTGGTGCTACCAGGGCCTCGGCTTCCGCGCGCCCCTTGATGGACTTCGCTTCGGCCTTCGCTTCGGCCGCTGCCTTTCCGTCCATGGCCGCCGCCACAACAGACGCATGCTTGCCGGCCGTAAACTCCCGCTTGAGGTCCCCAAGGCCGATGCCTCGCGGACGACCGAGCAGGTCATAATTCTCCTTGGCGAGTCGGCGCGCGAGCGCGGCAAGCTCAGGGCTGGCCTCGTAGGTTTCTGGGAGGTCCAAGCCGCGTGGATCGGCGGCTAGGGTGGGCGGTTCAGCGGCGGGCGGTTCGGGCCGCACCTTATGGCGCTCAACGAATGGCGCGACGTAGGCCCCTGTCTTGGTGGCATGCCCTTGGTGCAAGATGGGTTTGTCCACCAGGCCAAAGAGGTCATCTACCACGGCATCGAGGCCGGGCTTTTTCGCCTTCAGGAACAGGAGGGGCATTACGGAACCTCGCGCATCAGGGCCTCCAGGGCGTCGAAGTCGCCATGGCGGTCCCACCACGCCTTGATCTTGCCTAGGTGGCGAACGTGCTCGGCCGCTTCATGTAGCGCCAAGAGCGGCACGTTGTCGGGTGAATCAAGATCCCCCGCGAGAACGTCTAGGGCGGCAGCCACAACCTCGGGCTTTGTCTGCATCGCCTTGTACGGGTTCACCTTCATTTTTCCAACTCCTTATCCAGCCATGCGGCGAATTTAGGGTCAACCCCGGGCGGTAGGACCTTGCTCGGTTGGGCCTCCCAGCGTCCGCGGCAGTTTGGATGCTGCACCCCGGCCGCCGGCCACCAGAGTTCGCTTGGCAGGCGCTCCACCAAGCCGTCTTCGGTGCGCTTGCGCGGGCTGCTGGACCGGCCGACGTTGGTCTTTCCTGGCCAGATGTAGGTCCAACCGCTACTGTCTTGGTGCGGCAGGTCATCCCACTCGAAAACCATGCCGTTGATCTTCCGGCAGAACGGGCAAGCGCCCTGGTACATTTCGATGCGCTTGACCTTGGTCCCGGCCGGAAATTGGCTCAGGTAGGCTTGGTTCGCCACCTCGCCGGCTTCGGTCACGGCGATGCGGCGCCAGTCGCGGTTGAGTTCGCCAAAATTGTCGAACAGTTTTTGCTGCAACAGGCCGGTGTGCCCCGTGCCATGGGCCTGAACGTGGGCGAGGATGGTTCGGGAGATTTTCGCCCGGGCACCGTCGGTCATGGCGCGCATATTGACGCCGATGCGGGCCTCCGCGAGGTCCATAACGGCATCCTGCTCGGCGGCGGCAGCGCGCGGGATCTGGAATAGGGTCGCGGGCGGCGGTTCGCTGGTCCCGGCCACCACGCGCCCCATTGCCGCCACCAGGGCGCCCAGGGCGTGCGCGCCCCTATCGAACAGGGCTTGCAGCTTTCCCGCCAGGGCCGACTTGGCGCGAATGCTCGCGGCCAGGGTGGCTTGCACGGCCTGCGGCAGGCGGGTGTGGAAGATCAGGTCCACAAGGTCAACCCAATCGGACGCGGTGTATTGGGATGCGGGCTTGTCCAGGCGCTTGCGCATCGCCGCCATGCCTGTCAGGTCCCACAACCCTTTGCTTATCGGATCTGGGTCGATAACGAACAGCAGATCGGCTTGGGCGGCCCGCAAGGCGGTAAGGCCGTCGTCAGTGATCTGCTCCACCAAAGCGGTCAGGAACGGGTTTTCGTGCGGTCGCCAAACGGCCTGGTCGCTGGGCTCTTCGGCCATGGCTTTGTGCAGCGTCTCAAGGGCGCAGTCGCAGGCGTCGCCGTGCAGATCGCCGATGTCAATCAGGAGGGAGTCCGGATGCCCCTCGGGGAGCATGGACTTGGCCAAGGCGCCCCCATCCTCCGGTAGGTACTCATCCAGCGAGCCGTGGACATAGACGCGCTGCCCGTTCTCGTCTTCCATGATCGAGCCGTCTTCCCCGCGGTCAACGATGGTCAAGCGCTTGGTGGCGCGCTTGCGGTGCCCAAGGTATTGGCCCCAGGCAACCTTGTGCGACTCACCATCGGCGTCGGTTGTAACGCCATGGCGCCCGACGGCCGCGACCATGCCATGGGTTATGCCATGGGTCTTGTGGCGGTAGTAAATGGTGTCGCCGACAGCCACTGACGGCGCCGTGGTGGGAGCTGGTTTGTGCCCGCCCTTGCCCGCGGCCGGGGTGGTCGATGGGGTAGTGGCTGGCTTGGTCGCGGATGGGGTGGCCGGCTTCATCGCCATGCGTCGCCCAGGCGATAGACGGACGCACCCCGCACTCCGAAGTCCATCATCTCGGCACCCTCGGGCTCGGTGGTGGCCGGATCGTCGGTGGTGGCCGGCTCAATCGCCTTCGCTAGACGATCCCAGTCGTTCGGCCCCTCATCGCCCTCGCCCTCTTCCTCCTGATCCTGCGGCGCCGGAGCCTGATTCCCACGCCCGGGTCCGCCCGGTTGGCCGCCGTCCTGTCCTGCATCGGGCTGTGGCGGCCCTCCCGGTTTCTCTTGATTACCCGGACCGCCAGGACCCCCAGGTTGTTGACCAAAGTCGCCCCCCACTTGCCCCTGCTGTGACATTTGCATCCAAGGCCCTATCAGCGAGGGGTTCAACGGGGCCTTGCCAAGGTCAGTTGTGTCGGGCTTGAGCCCCTGCGCCTCACGTAACTCGTTCCAGGTCCAGGCGAGCTTGTTTAACTCCTGTGTGGTCTGGGCGTCATCCTCTTCCATGCCCGTCCACTCGAACACGTACTGATCAGACAACGGCTGGATCAGGTAGGACGAGAATAGCTGCTCCAGGTAGGACAGATTTGGGCGTAGCCCCTTCTCGCGAGAGTTGGCCAGCTTTTCGGCGGTGTCATCGCCAGCGAGCGCGGAACGGTTTCCGGCCGAAAAGCCCTCAGAGTTGATTTCGTCGGGCGACATGCCAAGCAGGGCGCAGACGATGGAGACGAGGAAGGTCATCCACTTCGAGAACATCATTTCGCTGAACTCGACCCCAAACCGCTCAAAACTGGCCTTCGATTCCTGGTCTTTGCTGAACAGGATGGGCATCTTCCAGCGCTGGTTTACCCCGAGCATGAGGTTCCGCCAGTAGGCTCGAAAGCTATCCGCATCGCCCTTGTCGAAGTTCCCGGAGATATGCAGGACGCCTTGCGGGATCTCGTTGCGGGTAAACCCGGCGATGTTGAGGTCCATAGCGTTCAGGATGCCGGTGACAACCTGAACCATCAGATCCACCTCAGACTGGCCATACCCGGCCCGGTAGATCGAGGAGCTAGGGTTGCGCGCCTTCAACACAAGGTCTTCGCGGGTATAGGCGGTGCGGATGGTGCCGGAGACCACTTGCAGCGCGAAAACAGCATCGTCGCCGTCGTAACCTTCCTCGGTGCAGCGCCGCAGGGTGGCGCCGTCTACGGCGTAGATCCCGGCGATCCCGCGCTTGTCGCGCCGGTACTCAACCTCAATGCCGGCCGAGTCCAGGATCAAGGTGTCTTCCGCGAGCTTGGCAACGAAGTCGCCAAAGGTGTCGCGTTGCAGAATATCGCGCCTCAGTGGGTTCCACTCCCAACCACAGTTTTCGACGTACTGCTCCAGGAGTTGGATGGACTTGGTTTCCTCCTTGTTTGGCTTGTGGCTGCGGTCGCGGTGGCGGATGCGAAAGCCCGGCCCGCTATCGGCTTGGGCGGTACAGAAGCGCCGGATTTGGCGCACCCTGGTCAGGATCGCCGCCGCCAGGACTGGGGTCTTGCGCACCATGGTCCGCATGGCGTCATAGGTCAGCATGCCGGGCGGCTCGTAATACTGCCCGTGGCCGGTCATCCATGGGTCAATCCAGGCCGATTGCATGCCGGCCGGGTGGCGCCCACGGCGGGGATCGCCAATGACTTGGGCCTTGGTAATGATCAGGTCTTCATAACTCTGGCGGGCATGTTGGGCGAAGGCAACGATGTCCTCGGCTGGAAGTAGATCGGAGCGGGTGGGCATGTGCTCCCGCTGGATCTGGGCCATGGCATCAGTGCGCTCCCCTTCGGGAGCGGCATGGTCGAAGGCGGTAATTCTTGGATCGTCCATGGGGCTATGATGGTGTCACGACGCAGGCCACGTACCAATCGCACCCGGGGGCGTTCTCGCGGGTGGCGAACATGCGTTCGAGGCACTGGCCGGCGGCATAGGACCGACAAGCGCCGCAAGTGCCCTTGGCGACGGTCTTGGCCTCAGCTAGGGCCTGCTGGAGAACGCCAACAGGATCGGCTTGTTCTTCCATTGTGGGGCCTCCAGGAAGGTAGAAGGTACTGGTCCCGTGCGCCCTGGCCCAAGCCACGTCGCAGAGCATGTTGGCATAGGCGAAGTGTGGGTCAATACCGACCTTGGCGACCCGGGTGCGCCAGGCGCCGGTGTCCGGGTTGCGCTCAGAAATCAGGGCGACCCGGATCAGGTGCTCAAAGATCACGTCGCGCAGGAGTAGGACCCGCCGCGGGGCGCCGTCGCGATAGTCGCACTCCAGCCCCTTCGGGTCGGGGAACAGGCAGGTGGTGCTTGTGATCCGCGCCAGCGATACTTGCATGGCCTTGTATTGGTTTAGCTTCACAATCCAGCGGTCGCGCTCTTCTTCGCTGGTCTTTTTGTCGGTCCTGACCAGTTGGTCACCCCAAATTTGGGTGTCGGCCTGCTCCCCGTAGTTCGCCACAAACACGCGCCCATCGTTGTGGTTGGCGAACCGCTTGGCATCATTCCAGTTGGGCAGGCCCTCAACCACGCAGCATTGCACCCCGTACTGATCGAGTAGGACCTTGCAGCGCGCAAAGGGGTTTTCGTCGAAGATCGCCTCGGCATGGATCAGGGCTTGCCGGCCGTCGGGCAGGCGCTCCTTGATCAGCACGCAATTGAACCCGCCCATCTGGTCGATACCCATGAAGGTGTCGCGCCCATCAGGCTTCCAGCGCACCCCAACCAAAGCCCCCGCCGCCACGCAGGCGTTCAGGTGCTCGCGGTTCACGGGGATCTGTGAGGGGTCCGCGTAGGGCCGGCCGAGCTTGCGGTTGTAGAAGCTCGCCCGCTGCTCCCCGGTTTGGAGTGACTGCCATTCCGTCATGATCTGCCCGGCCGTCACGGTCGGGCTCAGGACTTGCGAGAGGCTGTAGCTCAGGACGGTGCGCTCGGGGAACTGGGCACGCCACTCACCTTGTTGGGTGTCGTCGATCCACGCGGCGCAGTGCGGACAGTGGTAGCGATAGTCGCCAAGGTCCGCGTCCCAGGCAATGACCTCGGGCATGCGTTCGGGCAGGTAATCCGCCAGGACGGTTGCCTGTCCGCAGTCGTCACACCTAGTCCAAAATTGGTGTTGCGTGCCTTGCAGGTACCAGAAATGGATGTCCGCATCCGGCCATTTCGGGGTGGACAGTAGCAGCATGAGGCGCACGGCGGACGCGCTCAAGCGCTCCCGGACCTTGGAGATGTCCCCCGGCGTCATGTTCTGCACCTCGTCGAACGACACAACGTCGGCCGGGAAGGATTCCGTCATGGTGGCGCCGCTGGTCCAGAGGAACAGGAAGATGCTTTCCCCGAGGGTGCGGGTCAGGACGTTGCCCTCGCCGGTTCTCTTGCTCTCGCCGTCGGCCGCGACGGTGGTGGTCATGCGCCGGTGGATTTCGGGCACGCTGCGCACAAGGCGCATGAAGCGGTGGGTGGACTTGTAGGGCGCGAGCTTCGAGTCCGGGACGTACATGGCGATGGTGGTCGGTTCCCACTTCATAGCCATATACAGGTCGGCCAGGACCTCCCACACCGTCAACCCCATCTGGGCGCCTTTCATCAGGACGATCACCTTGTCAAAGGCGTCGGTGGGGTTGGTGGGGATCAGGTCATAGATCGCGTGCAGGGCCGGCCTGTTGTCCAGGGTGAAGGGGTGGCCGTCAACGGCGAGCCCATCAGCCGCCAGGCGCCCGCACCACTCGCGAAAGGACTCATCAGCATACGGGGCAATGCTGATTCCAGTTGATTCCCTATTCCTGCGCTTCCTGCGCTCCTTTTCCAGGCGCAGTTTGCTATGGTTCGACAGACGCATCAGCAGGACTTGAGAAGCTGGTCAATTTCCGCATCGCTCAGTTTGCTTAGGTCTTTCGGCAAACTATCCTCAAGACCCCACGCAATTCGCTCCCCACGCTGCCGCAGTGTGATCATTTCCGCGCTGATTTTGGCGCTCTTTCCAATGTCAAAAACCTTCTTGATTTCGGCCGTCGGGAAGAGTGTCCGGTGTTCGGTCCATTCCTCCCGGTGCTTGATCACAACGTCGGCCACCCGACCGGCCTCAGCGTCGATGGCTGCTGATTTTTTCGCTGGGTCCACGGACACAACACGAGAGACTTTTTCGGACACACGGCGGCGAATTTCCGCGCCAATGTCCCGGCCGTCACCCCATTTTTCTCGGGTTGAGCGGTTGGTTATGGCGGATTTTGTTATGCCATGGCGCCGCGCCAATTCACCAAAGGTAACCCCAGATTCGCGCTCGGCTCTGATTTGAGCCCATTCGTCGGGCTTTGGTCTTTTTCGCTTGACCTTGACGGTAATTGATTTGTCGCCAGCCAATTCGTTTTGAGTAGATTCGTTCATACCGAGCTTCCCCAGAACGGGACGATCACAAACTCGCTCGGGCATTCGATGCCCTTGTGCGGATTCGGGGCACAGCGCCAGCCGGCCAGCCGGCCATTGACCCGCACCCCGCAGGCGCAGATCGTTTGTGGGTCGCCGAGCCCAACATCCCCGCACCCCGAGCAGCGGTAAGTGTCGGGGACCTCAACGCACTGCAAGACCCGGAAGCCGCAGTTGCGGCATACATGCGGCACCATCCGCCAGGTCTGATCTGTCATTGCGTCGCGAAACTCCTGATGGTGGGCAGGGGTGGGTGGAAGGCTACCGGCTCGCGATGCCGTTGCGCCGCGCAAACCATGACCTCCAGGAGGGAGACCGCATGGCGCTCGAACGCGACAATCCCCTCAGACGTGATCAGCAAGATCGTCAGCGGGGTCGGTAGCTTCGCGGATAGGGGCACGTGCCCCCGGCGGTCGCGACCAACCCGAACCTCGCGCTCCCGGTTGTAGCAGGAAATGCAGACGCCTTTGACGATTTTACCACTCGGCCGCAAGCAACGCGGGCATACCGCATCGCAGGCGTGTTGGGGGCGCTCTATGGGCTGCCCGGCATGGGCCGCCCCGATGATGCACCCCACGCAAGCACGCAGGGGGTCTGACGGGTCGGATCGGTGTTTTGTGGCGCGCAACCACATCGCCCCGCAGGACTGTGGCATCAGGCGCAACCCGCCGGAATGATGCGGGCAGGTGAACATATCGTCCGGGTTGCACATGCGGCCTCCAGGTGGGGTTGGATTTAGTCCAGGGCGACGGAGTGATACCCGTTCGGTGGGATGCGGTTCGGGCAGGGTGGGCCATGCAAACCTGGCGGGTAGATGGCGCATAGTTCTGGCGGATACAGGCTTTGCTCTGACATTAAGCGGGGACCACTCTCGCGTTCCAGCCAGCGGCGGCAGTCCAGGTGCTCGGGGCAATCGGCATCATGGCAGCGGCAGATGTCGTTCAGCAGTGGCATGGGGCGTTGTGCGTCTCTGGTTGGGTAGGGGCCGCCTGTGGCGCCTTGGTCTGGGTGAGAACTACCCATCTACCCGTCAGGGGCCTTCTGGGGGCTCCCAGGGGCCTTCCTGCGGCATTGGTAGGGGTGCGGTTCATGCACTGCACTCGGTCAGAACGGGATGTCGTCTTCGTCGTCGATGGGCGCCTCATCGTACCTTGGCGCCTGCCGGGCCGCTGGAGGCGTTCTGCTGGCCTGTGGGTGTCCTGATGCCTGCGCAGTGGCGCCGCGGCCGCCACGGGGCTCCTGTGCGCCCTCAGACCCGAACGGGATGTCCCCCTGCTGCTCCTTGGGCTCAAAGGCCAGCGAGAAAAAGCGAGCCCCAGGGTTCTTGCTGTTCTGGCCGGCTTCCTTGACCCAGGCGGAAACCCAGTAGTCCACGCCGCCAATGGTGGCCTTGCCTTTATGGGTCGGGTGGCGGTCAGAGGTGGCGCGGTCATTGCGGAACAGGGACCCGGAGTTGTCGCGTGGTTCGTAGGCCATGGTTAGTGCTTGCGTCCAAGGGGGGTGGAAAGGTGCCGCATGAAGATCATCGAGTCCTCGTTGTAGGCGGCTAGGACGCCATCAGGGACGGGCACGTGCTCAGGGTTGGGTTCCTTGAGGGTGACGGTTGCGCCCTTGCCGTAGTCGATGGTCCGGAAGCTGAAAGGTGGTTTGTGGTAGGCGGTCCCGACGGCTGCGGTGGCGTTTGTGAGGATCTGCCGCTCCATGGAATGGAACCGCTCAATGTAGGCCATGCGGAACATGAGCGCCTTGCGTCCCGTGAAGCCGAGGGTCATGAACTCGAACCCCTTGCGGGTCATGGTGATTATGGGCTCCTTCCTGGTTCCTCCGTTGGGCATTGGCACCTCAACCACGTCCGGCCAGAAGTGTTGGTGGAAAAACTCGTCCAGTGTCTTGGCGTCCGGGTCGATGGACTGGAAGGCTTGTGGGTCTGGGAGTTGGCTATCGTCGTTGGCGTCTACCTCGGAGTCATGGATTTGACCAGCGCTGGCGTCCGCCTCCGATGTGCATCCATGTTTGCATAAACATAGAGACTCAAGCGCCCGGTAGTCGCGCAGTACGTGATAGTGGGTTCTTCCAAAAACCTGCGCCACTTTCAATGAGTTGGTGGTTGCCTCTGCGGTCTGGACGAGTTTACCCACACGGCCGTCCACCAGGGAGAAGCCGGCTTGCTCGACCATTTTTTCGACGGAAAAGGGGGTTTTTTTGCTCATGGAATCCTGCAAGTCATTGATTGTTGGTTGGTGCGGTCATTTTTGTTACCCTCTGTTACCCCTTTTGTTACCCCTTTTGTTACCCTCTTTCCCTTTATATATCAATATCTTATTATAAAGGTAACAAAGGTAACAGGAATAGAGAGAGGGGTCGTATGTGGGCGGGTGGGCGCACATGACGTGTGTCGAAAACGGCGAATTTTTGTTACCCGCGTTACCGCGTTGTTTTCACAGGGAAAACAGGGTAACCAAAAAGGTAACAGGTAACAATTTTTTTGTTACCCTATTTTCCTTCATTTTTCATCAACTTGAGTTATTGCCTATCGGATCGTCAATATTGATAGGGACCAATGTCGCCCTACTGACGTGCCCGCCAATCTTGACGGAAACCGGGTGTTTGCCGGCCCCAGGGAGTCGCGCCAAGAGTTTTCCCCAGCCCATGGGCCATGGGGTGTTGGCCATGACCTTGCGGGCGAGCATGCCGTTGGTGTTGGAGACCAGTAGGTTTTTCCCGTCCACGCGCAGGCCGTACATGCCCAGCGCGCGCTTGGCCTCGGAGACCATGATCCCGCCGGGTGAGTCCGCGGAAGCCCCGCTTATGACGAAGTTGACTAGCTCCCCAATGGAGGCGTCACCCCGCCATCGGTCGCCGTCTACCCGGATATGGGCCTCAAGGATTGCGAGCAGACAGGCTTTCTCGTCGCTGGATTCAGACAGGAGGTCCTGTTGATCCCCCCATGCCAAACTCATAATTCCGTGCCGTGCTTGCTCCTGGGTGGGGATGCCGTCATTGGTGATCAGCCACAACCCGCCCAGCATGGCCCCAATCTGGTCGCCCATGCGTTGCTCCCCAAACAGGTCCGCCGCCGCCGTGGAAAACACGGCGATGGATGCGAGTAGGGTGGGGATGTTTGCGAGGACCCGGGCGCGGAACCGGGCGGTGTAGGCGGGGGCACATAGGGCGTTCGCGAGAGGGAGGATCTGGGTCTTCCAGCGTTCTGTTGATGCTGGTGTTGAGGCGCGCAGGGCGAGGGTTGTGACGCGGGACTTGTCGGCGGCTTGGTCTAGTGGGTCGCGGATGGCGGATAGGAGGAAGCAAGAGCGGATGATGGTGGAGGATGCGTTTCCGTCGGCGCCGCCCTTGATCACTTTGGCATCGAGGTTGGCGCTGGAGTGCCGCATGAGTGACAGGACGTTGGCAATATTGTCGGCGGCTCTTCCTGAATCCCCCTCCGCCTCGTCGAACAGGACAGGGAGGGCGTCCGACGCTAGGGATTGGCGCAGCCCTGCCGCTGTTGTGCTGCCGGTGGCCGAAAGGCAGAAGCCGCCCAACATCCTGACGCAGGCATCGAGAATCCAAGACTTGCCGCAGCCCTTCGGGCCTGTCAGGAAGGTATGGGGGCGCCACTCCAAAGCCCCTGACACAATCGAGACGACAAGCCAGCCGGCCAATAGGTAGCCGTAGGTCGGGGACTCCCAGTTCAGCGAGGTTGTGAAGGCCAGCACTGAGGAGCACTCGCCGACGGATAGCGGGTCGTCGATGCTGACCTGAAGGGCCTCTTGCTGCTCGTACACGCCAACCGTGTCGGCGTTGATCAGGGATCGCCTTTCGCCGTCGATATACAGGCAGTCGCCCGCATGGATCACGATGCGGGTCGCCCCGCCTCTTGGTCCGTCTATCCATACCCCACGGCCGCGCCGCCGCTCGTCGCTGAAGACGCCTTTGCGGTAGCACGCCTGAATAAGGTAGTTGGCCGCCATTTCGACGCCA